CGCAACGTCACTTGCTGTGGTCGTTTTGTGGTTAATTTCGACAGCTTGTGGATTCTCTGTCTTGCTTTCGTCTGCGACCTGGACGCTGTCGAGTAGGCCGGTGCTGGGCTCAACATTGGTTTCGGTATCTTGAGTCATATTTTCCTTGCTTGATTAATCCGCGCCTCAATGTCCCGAACCACGTTTCTCTGCCCTTCAGCAAAGAAAGCATGGGCCGGGTCTGTGCCAGGCACGGCGATGGGCACATTTACATAAACAGCGCGAAACCACTCAAGGAGCTTCTGGCCGTCCTCGGTACCAAACACGCGAAGACACAGCCTGGCTAAGTCATCACGCTGCTGAGCAACCTCGCGGATATCTGTGGGCTGACCAATTGCGTCTAACTCATCCCAGCTCATTTAATTGGAGCCTCAACAATTTCATCTGGCCCAGCAAATGGAGACATGTTTGACTTGATGCGTGTATTTGCATGCTCATATGCTTTGTCCATAATGGAAGGCGGCATTTTGCTAAAAAAGCTTTTGCCTTTTATGTCTGTATTTAAAAGGTAATTCAGCTCTTTTCTATTAAGAGTTGGGACTATCAAAGGGATATCCATTTGCTTGCCATTCATTCCAACACCTACCGATATTTCTGTAGATATATTCCCATCTGCACGTTTGAGTTCCCCAAAAAAGCCCATGCCTTTTGGCGATCCATCTGGTCTATTTCCATAATCCATCACATTGCTCCCATTGGTGCTGGCAGGGCTGGCTGACCAGGCTGGCCAGGCTGACCAGGTGGCGCCATACCTTGCTGCTGCATGGCCATCTGAGCCGCCATAGCTTGAGCGTCTTGGGCTTGTTTTTGTTCAATTGAAAAGACTCGCTCAGCTGCACTGTTTCTTAGGGCTGCAGGCACCCCAAGCTTGTCGCCCAAGTAGTCAATCATTTCGCCGTACTTGACGGCCACCTGGCCCTCGACACCCATTTCTTTGGTTAGCTGGGCAAACTGGAGTGCAGCGTTGACCTCATCCATGGCCTGCGCATTGGCAAGCGGTGAAGTGGGGGAGACCTTGACCTCAAGACCATTAACCCGCAGCGGCAGATCAATCAGGCCGCGCTCATCCATGACTTCCAAGATCTTGGTGACCACAGGGATCATGGTTTCGTTGATCAAGCGACCAAAGGCAGAGCCCAAATTCTGAGACAGCTCCTTCATGCGCTCAACAATCTCAGTGGCAGATCGGGCTGACATGTTCTCTGGGGGCAGGGATTCGTCTAGCAAGATCCGCTTGACGTTGCCGCGCAAGTCGTTGATCACCAGCTGCGACACGTTGAAGTCGCCAGAGCGGGGCAGGGCCATGAGCGATGGTCCTTGTGGTCCACCATTTCGCGCTACAGGGATGATGCCGCCAGGCACAATCTTGACCGTGTTGGGGTTTAGTACGCCATCATCAGCTGCGGTGTACACGCCAGAGACTGCAAGAGAAGCGTTCTTGAGCAACAGCTCAATGGTCTTGTTTAGCGTCTTGATGTCGGGCAGGGCGGTCATCAATGGGCCACGGCCATAGATCTCACCGGCCACCTTCATGTAGCGAGAGATCACCCACGGTGAAACTTTGCGTCTGCGGTAGACCAGCTCGGCCTTGCTGTGCTTGTCAATAACGTGATAGCAGTAGTCGCCACGGTTTGCGTCATAGATGGATGCCTCAAGCAACTCAATGTCATCGGTTGGCTTGTCAGCAATGCGGCGCTGCATGTCTGGTGGTATTTCGGCATCTGGCCATTGGCGCTGGATGCTTTCGCCTTTTAAGCGCATGCGCCTGTAGACGTTGTCCACCTGGCCATTTGCGCCTTCTTCGTAGCTCACCAGGAACAGCGGCACTGGGATGAAGTTAATTGGGTTTACATCATCGCCAGGCTGGACCATCAAAGCGGCGGTGCCGACAGCCAAGTCAAGTAAGAACTCGCCCATTGCAATGTCAAAGTTTGATTGACGCAATATGGCAAACATCTTCTCGTTGTAAAGCTCAAGGATGGCTTGGGCCTGTGGCTTGCGATCTGTCGGGATGTCAAGACCAGGTTCCAAGCGGCACCAGCGGCGCTGCGGTGGGAAGACCACAGACTGCAACCTGTTGGCAAAGCGCTGTGTGCTGTTGATGGCTGTTGAGTCAAAGACACGCTGCATCTTCTTTGAGCCAACTGAGCCACCTTCCCAGACCCCATAGAGCTGGCGCTGGGGCAGGGCAAACTCGTAGGCATCCTGGTACAGCTGCTGGAACTCGTCCTTCTTCGTCTGAGCGAGCGCTTGACGTTTAAGAATTTGCTCTGGTGTTAAGCGCATGCCGCCGCTCTGGTTTGTACCGTACTCCATCACCCTACTCCTAGTGTTTGAGTTGCAGCAAGGCCACCATCAAAGCCGCCTAAATTACCAGCGCCGCCAAGTGTTGGTGGGCCAGTTTCAGCAACACGGTATCCAGAGAGCATTGAGCGGTCTGCTGAAAAGCGACCAGCTTTGCGTTGCCCAGCAATCTTTGCTGAAGAGGTTCGCTGAGCTGATTCAATTTCTGACTTTGCTTTAGCCGCTGTTTCAACAGTTAAGCGTTGTGTCTCTGCTATTTGTTTAGCTATCTCTGCTTGCGCTATGTCTGCTTCTCTTTGAGCTTGAGCGGCTTGAGCTTGAATTGCGAGCTCTTGGGCACGATAGGCAGCAGCCTGTTCAGCTATTTTTTGTTGTTCAGATGCAAGCATGGCTGCAATTTCTGCTTGGGCTTTTGCAAAGTTATCAGCGTCTGCTTTTGTTTGAGCATTAATTTGCGCTTGAAACTCTGCGTTTAAGCGAGCCTGCTCTGCTTTAAATGCGTTATCAGTAGCAGCTTGTTGGGCGGCAAACTCTTCATCTGTCATTTCATGCCCCCAGCATAGTTTTCATCTTTGTTTCATCAACGCCAGATGGAATGCCAAGCTCTGGATTCATCCTGGCAGAAGACAATAAGGAGCGTTTACCGGCTCTACGTCTAGCGGTCATTTGAGCTGACTCACGCTCTGCAATCTTGCGGCGTTCTGCGTCCAGTGCAGCGGCCTGATCTTTGGCCTGCTTCTCCATTGAAAGCTTTTGCTCTTCATATTGCTTTTGCTGTTGATACAGCTGCGCTTTAGCGGCATCGGCTGATGCGGTTTGTTGCACGGTTAGGTTTCTAAGCATTTCTGCTTGCTGGGCGGCAGTAAGACGGGCCTGCTCTAAGCTAGTTGTTAGGCCAGCTTTTTGCGCATCAATCTGGTCTTGTGTTGATTTGCTCTGCTGATTAATAATTTCAGTTTGTTGTGCGCGGGTTAGCTTAGCTTGCTCGGCTGCGGCATCACGGCCTTTCTGTGCTTCTATCGTTGCAGCATCACGGGCTTGCTGAGCCTGTGCTGCTGCCGCATCACGGGCTAATTGAGCTTGCTGAATAGCTGTTGCCTGGGCTTCTGCAGCCTGCGTTTTGGCTTGATCTTGAGCGTCTGCGATTGCTCTAGTAGCGTCAACAGTAGCGCCAATCTTTGCGCCTGTTACAGCAGCAGCTGCAGCAGAGGCCCCCCCTGTTAAGTATCCAATTGTTGCGCCAATAATTGTTCCAGCAAATTTCTTTAAGAACCCAAACTCAGGCTGGCCAGTCTCTGGGTTGATGCTGTTCTCTTTGTGGCCAACAATGTACTGATCTGTTGAGACACCGTTGCTTTTAAACTTGGCATCAATCAGTGCGCGGATTTGCGGATCACTGGCAAACTCTTTTGGAAGTACAAGCTCGCCACCCGTCATGTGCGCTAGATAGGTGTCCCCTTTTCGGCCCTTATCGGCAGCTTTATTGAGGTGCTCCTTCATCATCATTCGCTTTTGTCGCGCCATGGCAAACTCCCATTAACAAATTTCATTAGATTCTATTGAGTTTTGTACATTAGTCAATGCTGATAGCACTTTGATAGCTCAACTGAATATGTCGAACTCCAAGCTGGCAACTGTTTGTGATTGAGGTCTGCCGCCAAGCTGGTGGTTCCTGGTCATCCTGTTGTACTCACCCCCGCCCAGCATCAGATATCCGAATGAGTCACCAATGTGTGAGTGCTCATTCTTGTTTGGCGCATCCCTAAAGCGCTCCTGTCCTGCTCCAACAGCTACACGTTTAAAGTGATATCCACCTGCAAGCGCTTTGCGCAGCAGCTTGCAATCACGGTTGACTATCAAGCCAGGCAGGCCAGCAATTAAGCGTTGCATGGGGGCGGCAGAGGCCTCACGGCGCACCTTGAAGTCATTGCTGGCAGTAGGTTGTGCCCTCAAGCCCAGCGTTTTCAAGTAATCAAAGGCGGTAACCTCATAGATAGCGTCTCTCGCCATACCAGCTGGGTCACCCCAGATCATTACCTGGTGATTGGGGTAGCGCTGGTTCAACTCAGCCAGCAGCTGGTGGCCAAAACGCTCCAACCCCATGTCAAAAGTCACAATTTCATGGTGGATCAGCCACCTGCCATTGGGCAAGCGCTGGCCAATGGTGGCTGCAGGGGTCAAACCAAAGTCAAGCCCCACTTGTATGGGCACATTGGGCTCAACCTCGGTGTCTCCAGACATGGTTGAGTCTTGATACTCAGGCCAAACGGGCCTGCCTTCCTGCACATAGGTGTACTCACCGCCTGCGTAGCATCTGATCCAGTCCAAGTTCTTACCCAGCAGCATTTGCTGGTAGTAGCCAGGCGGCAGGTTGTGGATATTTTCAGCCTTGGGGTTGACCTTCCACCATTTGCCTGACGCAAAGATGTGGTCGTTGGCCTCTGGCATCTCAGGCAACTCATCGACTTCCACAGGCACCACACCACCAGGCTGCTTGAAGAACTTCCACGCATACACGCCAGTCATCTTCTCTTTTTCAGCCATGCGGTGCCACCAATGGTCATCATCCATGGGGTTGGTGTCCATCCAGATGCCGTGCCAGGTAGCGCCACCATCGCGCTTAGTGGGATACCGGCCAACCCGGTGGGTCAAGCCATCAATCACGGCCTTGGGCAGCTCTCTGGCCTCATTAACCCAAGCGCCAGTCAGCTCCAAAGACAGCAACTTCCTCACATCCTTGGGTTGATCAAGGGCCAAGAAGATGACCTCGCAGTCAATCCCTGCAGCGTCACCACGGGCAGGCAAGCGGATGTGGTGGGTGATGGGGGGAGTCCACAGCATGGGGCCAAACGTGCCCTCTGGGAAGAGATCCAGCCAAGTCTTGATGGTGGTGGTCTTCAGCATGGGGTAGCTGTTTCTCACAATCGCCCACCTGCTGTACCTGACGTTGTCAATCGGGCTTGGCTTTTGTTGCACAGCCTTGATGAAGATCTTGGCTGCACAGCCATAGCTCTTGCCACTGCCAACAGGCCCCATGATCCCTTGAACAAAGTTCTTGGACTGGATGAAGTCGTAGATCACCGGCGACTCGCTGAAGTCTAGGTTCAGACCAGCCATCGGCACGGTCTTGTCGCTCATCTCTTTGGTTCGGC